TTTTTCTTGAAAATAAGGGGAAGGCGAGTGTCGTATAATGGTAATACCTGAGATTTCCAATCTTATAATGCGGGTTCGATTCCTGTCACTCGCTCCAAATTTCTTCCAAAAAAACCAATTTTTATCTTGACACTCCATCCTATATTTGAGATAATATACGTGAAGGTCAGGAAGTCCTCCTGACTATTAACCTCCAATAGAGAATTAATATGTTTCAATTGACTGTGTTCTATGAAGGATTTGATGGAACTTTGTCATCTTCGGTGTTTATTTTTCCGTATGATGGTGAAGACAAAGTTGAAGATATCATTAGACATTATAAAACTGGTGGTAGAATTGTAATAACTGAACCTGTGTCTGAACTATTAGGAGTTTAATTATGAGTGAAAGACTTGAAACAGTTGAAGAATTTTTGGTAAGAGGTGGTCGTATTAAGCGATCCGAAAAGATTCTAGGTGCCAAATCACTAAATATGTTTTCAAAGTATTCTGCGAATTATCGTGGAGGTTCTGGTAAAACCCGTATGGGTAAGAATGGATCGGGAAAAGCCCGAATGTCAGAATCTTTTACAAGTATCAAACATCTTTCAGTATAGAGAAAAATTATGCGTGTTATAGAAAATGAAGTAATGTCCGATAAAATGGATGAGATGCTTGATCATATGATAGAAAATTATAATTCATGGTCAAGAGCGGGTAAAGGCGGATCAGATGAAATAAAAACTCAGATGGAAGAAGATTATGCTGATGGTCTTACTTATGAATATGGTTCTAAATACATAAAAGTGATAAGCGGAAAAAGAGGAAGTAATTCTGTTTGTGCTTTTGTTGTTAATACTGATAGTGATAAAAAATTTCGTTTCGGAGACATTTTGAAGCCCGCTGGTTGGGCCGCTCCTGCAAGGAACTTTGCAAGGGGAAATGTTTTTGAAGAAAATGGTTTTAACTGTGTAAGATGGACTGGAGCTGGTTAAAATGAAAGTTAATCTTCATTGTAGAAATTTTGATCAGAACGTTAAGGATGCAATTTATGGTATGACCGCTTATGGCCTAGCTAAATTGCTTCCTAATCGTGAAAGACTTTTAGATAATGTAGAAATAGATGTACACATGAGGCGTCATACTGATGGCGGTGAAGCAAGAATTAAACCTGGTACTAATGTCTACAGACCAAGGAAGTTTCAAATTATTCTCGACCATCGTAAAATGAATGAAGATGAATATGGTCGTAGAAGAGGAGATGATGAATGGGTTCATCAAATTCTTGAAACTTTGGCTCATGAATTAGTACACATTAAACAATATCTTGTTGGAGAATTAACCTGGAGATCGGGTAAATTACTTTGGAAAAACATAAACTATTCTCCAGAAGATTTAACAGAATATTATGAACTACCATATGAAATAGAAGCACATGGTAGACAACGTGGTTTGTTTTTAGCATTCATTTCAGTTTGGGATGATTTTGTTAAAGACTTAGAAAAAATAGCTAAAGGGGAGGCTGAGCAAGTGGCGAGCCCAACTGACTGTAAATCAGCCGTCTAAGACTGTGGTGGTTCGACTCCACCCCTCCCCACCATTCATATTATAAATGAAAAATGTTCGGATTTGAAGTACTAATACCATTTATACCATGGCTCACATACTCGTGGCTGTGGAAGAATTCGATATGGATTGCGTGGACAAGCGCAATAGTATATCATTGGGACAAACCTCACGGATATTGTACCGTAGCTTCGGGATGTCCTTGGTAAAGATTAGCTAACCATCTGTACGAGAGAGTCGACCAGCTACTACGATCACTTTGTGATGCGTGAACATGCCAGACGGGACTTGAGGATACAGGTGCTATGAGGGGTATGGGGAGCGTGGAATAAGCTCAGAGCTACGCATAAGCCTGCCCCTTGCTATTTAAAGATTGGCCCCATCGTTCAGTTAGGCCTAGGACTCAGGATTGTCAATCCTGCAACATGGGTTCAAATCCCATTGGGGCCGCCACGGAAGATCCACTGCCAATGACCATACAGGTTCGAATACTGTCGGTCACTCCATTTTTCTTTTATAGTGTGAAGATGTGTGTAGGGGAAGTAGGGGGAGGCGAGCTTATGTACGGTATGAATTTCGATATCATAAAACATATCTGTTTTCATATTTGTTAATGGGTTTCGATAAAATGTTTGATCATCGCATATGATATATTCAAGATAAATCATTTTTTTGCGGTTGTGAATTTGGAATTGTTCAATCACAGCAGAATTTATTTGATTGAAGTAATCAAAACCTTCTTGAACTATTTCTTCCTGAACGTTGTGGCTTTGACCGACATGTAACTGAATAAGAAGTTTTTGATTTGATTGAAGCTCCCCATGCTTATTGAATATGGTTTTGTTTAATACTTTTTGTGCGAGTCCTGTAAGAAATGCTTCAATTTTCATATCTATCACAAAGATGTCATTCCATTTTATAGAATCAAATGTTAAATAAGGTCCATCAAAAGTTTCTTGACAAGATTTTGTCAGTTTAGAATTTGGTCCTACGGTGAGGAGGTAATTCGGTGGTGGTGGGTATGGAGGACAGAAATGAAATTCTATACTTTCTTTGGACGACATATTTTTATAGCCGACAGTTGATCTTTCTGTGTATGCGGGTTTATCCATAATTATAATATTTATTATGAAAGGAACAAAATGAAATATATTATTCCGATTTTACTTTTAGTTTTATCTGGTTGTGCAGACATTCCTGAAGAACATGGTGATAATTCTGTTAATGAAATTTCTCAAACAAAATATTCTTATCAAACTTTACCTAATAAGTATTCTGTTAAAATACCAGATAATTTAAATTCTAATTTACGTAGTTCATCTAGAACTTCATTTACAAATTCGGATTTTATCAATGTTGTTTTAACAAAATATTCTCAACTTCTTATCGAAGAAGATCGTTATATGTTCAGTAAAGATTTTGAAATTACAAATGAACATATTCAGAAAGATAAATGTATAGATCAAAATGTATCTATTACTGTTGAAGTTTCTGATGCGGATAAATTGTTAGATAGAATGATTAATTTTGCAGAAGATAATAAATTTTCAGATGTGCAAGTGTCTTCTGATATAAAAATATATGAAAGTTTGAAAGGATCTCCCTTAACATTAGATATTAAACCATCTTTATATCAAGAGTTGAATAATGACAGTTTATATGATCATGTAGTAATGAGTAATTATGAGGAAAATATATCGTTTTGTAATTCAATTGATGATATGGTATATAATGATCAAATTGTTTGGAGAAAAAATGAAAATGAAGAAAGATTAGCAGGATTTGGTGCGAACATGAAATCTGTTAAGGGTCTTTATTATGATAAAAATTTAAAGACAGGTTCGTATTTTTATATTGGGGAAAACGAAGAAGATTATTTAGGAAATGAAATAGAGTGGAATCGTATGATTCAAAAATCTGGACATTTTTCATCTTGTGGAGATAATTGTGTGATTTTTCAAAGTTCTGGGTTTTTTGATAATGTAACACTTTATGAATTAAAAGGAATTTTCGATTCAGATATTGGAGGATATATTAATTACAAAATATCATCTAATGGTAATGTTTCTGAAGGAGAAGAATATTTAGATACAAATAATAATATAATAAGCAAATCAAGTAAAGATAACTGGAATAGTTTGACTGATAAATTGGGGTTAGATCATACGTTGAATTTATCAAATTTAAATGGTTCTAATAAAGTATGGTTGCTTTTCAATACAAATACTCTTCCATCAAATGGAAGGTTGAATTGGTGGAATGTAGAAGGGGTTGTTACATCAGATAATAATTCAAATTTTTTCAGTAGTCTTGTCAGAGTATCTGATTCTTCTGGTACAACAACTCTTTATGCTCATGAAATAAGTTCAATGATTGATTATAACACAAATATACTTGCACCTGATAGTATATCAAACACAACAGTAGTAGTAAATTCTAATTAAAAAAAACCAATTATTAGCTTGACACTCCACCCCATTTTTGAGATAATATAAGTGAAGGTTGGGAATTCCTCCCGATCATTAACCCCCCTAATAAATTTTTATTATGAGCATGTACGCAAATAAAGATAAGTATGAAAGCGGTGATGTTGCCCGTATTATTTGGGAACAATTGGGTGGAAACAAGTTTCGAATGATGACAGGAGCTAAGAATTTATTGAATCTTGGTGATGGTCTTGCAATGAAACTTGGTAGAAACAGTTCAAATTCCAATTATTTAAGAATTACACTAAATTCAATGGATACTTACGATATGATGTTTGCAAAACTTACTAAAAAAGGTGAGTTAAAATCTGTAAGTGAATATAAAAACGTGTATAATGATCTGATGAGAGGAACATTCACCGCTCATACAGGAATGTATACTTCATTATTTTAGGAGAAATTATGGTGTGGCTTGAAGAAATTATAACTTTGGTATTATTGTTTGGTGTAGGATATTTGTTTATCCTTTTTATGATTGCCTTAATGTAGGAGGAGATATAGTGAAAAATAAAGAAACGTACTTTGTAGCAAGATTGTTCAAGAAAGGAGAATTTCTTTCTTCTGAAATATTTGCGTCACTTGAAGAGGCAAGAATTTGGGCAATGAAAGAATCTAAAAAATTAATATCCCATATTGAAATGTTAAGAATGACCAATGTTGGTGATATTGTTGTCGAAATCGACAAACATTTTTTTGGTTATGAAATTTCATCAGAAGAACTTTTAAAAAATAGTGTGAGGGTAGTATGATAAAATATATTGCAGTTGCTATAATAGCGTATATGATTTATGCTGGAGCATTTAGTGTTAGTTTTTCTGGTGAAGATGTTGGCATTGGATTTAATCCTAGAGAAATTACTAATAGGTTTGTATCTGATGTTTCGAATTTAATTGAATAGGAGATTTTATGAGTGTGATAGTATGTAAATATGGTTGCGTAAGTGATACAGATTACTTTCCAAACTTTGAATATGATGAAAAAACTGGTGAGTGGACCTGTGAACCTTGCGTAGAAACTGAAGAAGACGAATAAAACCCCTTTGGAGTTTTAATATGGATGCTTTTCGCAGATCGGTATTGAAGCAGATTGAAGAACTAAGTTCTAAATTGGAATCGACCAAGAATATGGTTGACTTTGAACCCGAATGGTCTGAACCAGTTCCAATTGAGAAAGCAAAAGTTAAAGGTGGTCTCGGTGTTTACAGAATGATTTACGGACCCACTAAAGAAATCATGTCTATTGGACAAGGTCATGTTGGACAAAGGAAATCAAGACACCTCGGAGTATTTCGAAATGGAGGTACTGATATGATTTCTCCAAATGGTCATGTTTCCCCCTCCCAAACAGGAAAAAAGATGTTTGCTTTTGATGCAGACATTGAGAATTGGCATTTTTCTTACTGCTTAGTTCCAAATAAATCAATTTGTGCTGAATATGAATTACAATTACAGTTTGAATTTGAACCACAATTCAACGAATTGAGTATGGCAGGAAACAATTAATTTAAAGAAAACCAATTTTTATCTTGACACTATGGCGTGGTTTTGAGATAATATAAGTGAAGGTTGGGAATTCCTCTCGATCATTAACCCCTTTGAGATATAAATTATGGCTATGAGTCGTGTGCATTGTGAAAAAGTTTTAGAGAGAGCCCATTTGATGGGTATGGATGCTGGTCGTAGAGTCGGTGTTACTCCGATGGTAGTCGGAACTCCTACAGAGTTGATGGGTAATGAAATTGATTATTCCAAAAAAACTTATGTTGTTGAAGGTGGAGTTTGTGGATTTGCTGGAGTAGTTATTAAGCCTGCCCGCGGAAAATTTGTTTCCTATCTTAAAAGTATTGGAAAAGGTAATAAGCATTATTATGGTGGATGGTATGTTTCTGTCCGTGAGTTTGGACAGTCTCTTGCTCGTAAAGAGGCTTATGCATCAGCATTTGCCGATGTTTTGAAAGAAGTTGGAATGAAAGTTTATGTAGATTCGAGGATGGATTAGAAAGGAGATTTATTATGAGTACAAATAGCTTAGTAGCATATATGAACAAGGATTGGGAAGTTACTTCATCCTATGTGCATTATGACGGTTATACAACTGGTGTTGGAGAGATGTTACTAGAAAACTATAATACTAAAGAAAAAGCACATGAGTTGGCTACAACTTTGGGTTATGCATCAGGTTTGAGTGAAACAGTTAAAAAGTCTCATGAGGATCGTGCAAATACAGATGAACCAATAGCTTATGAAAATTATCTTGATTTTGAAGAGTATATTCGGGAAAGTTCTTATCTTGAATATGTTTATGTCTGGGTAGAGACTGAAGGAAAATGGCAAGTTGCTACTTGGGAAACCACTAAATTAAGTACTTTGTCTGAAGAAGGATATGAATTCCGATATGATTGGAATGGTTTTGAAGATTTAGCTCCTGTTTTTGTTCGTGAAGGTATTGAAACTGTAAAGCGAATGAGAAAACTCGCAGAAGAAGGATCAGAGAGTGATTATGCGACAGGTGCGGATGAACTTGAAAATACAATTTTAAAATATGCGATTGACGAAGATGCTTAGAAAAAATATTATTCGTGAAATGTTTATCTGGTTTACTTTGCTTTTGATAGTAAGTTATATTGCAAGCAGAATAAGTGTTGATTATTATTATTTTGTACATCATAGCTTTGTTCTGGTTTGTAGAGCCTTGGAACTTCCAGATTTTGTTTGGCATTTTTTTGATAAATATCTTTTTGAAGGCCAATTATAATATTCCCCGATAGCTCAGTTGGTAGAGCAAATGACTGTTAATCATTGGGTCACTGGTTCGAATCCGGTTCGGGGAGCCACTACCATAAATACTTGATAGAGAATTTATTATGTTTGTGAAAATGGGATCCGTTGCTAGAAAAAATCGGGCCTTTCATATACGCATTGACAATCATGATGTTTGGAATTTGGATAATACTCTTGCTAATATTATTCATCCTGCTCTTATTCGTTTACGGGAACGTGTACCACATTTTGGTTATCCTACCCCTTATGACGAAACAGAAGCATATCCTGAGTTTTCTTCTCAGGGATCATTTGAAGAAATTTTAGATCGTGAAGCAGAGAGTAAGTATTACGAAAATCTCTGGATGGAAAAACTTCAGAAAATGATTAATGCGTTTGAAATGATTATTGATAAAGATGAAGACTATGATAAAATTGCTCACCACGTAGATTATGAAAATGAAAGAAATGAATGGTGGAATAAAATTGAAGAAGGTCTGAATCTTTTCGCAAAGCATTATCACGGTCTTTGGGATTAGAAAAATTTAAAATCCGAAAGAAGGGATATATGTTTTTAATTAAATATTGTGGTTCCTGAAATTATAGACCACAAGCAGAAGGTCTTTCTGCACAAATTAATCAACATTTACCAGATACTTGTGAGATTGAAGAGGGATCAAGAGGACAGTTTGATTTATATTTAAATGGAGAATTATTTTTAAGTAAAGATGTATTACAGAAATTTTTTACTTTTGAAGATGTACAACTCAAGTTAAAAGAAAGTGGACTTGGGTCTCAACTGGAAAATTTGCGCTAAATGGTTGCTTTTTTTCTAATTTATTGCTATAATAACATATTATAAACAAATATGCCTAAAAAATCTAAAAAGAAATTTAAGATATCAAGAGATGATCTAAATATAAAAATTGATGAGTATTTAGAGAATGGTGGTAAGATTACAAAATTAGAATGTATTATACCAGAGGGAAGACGAACTGTACTACAAGAAAGTCAGATAAGAAGCGATAATGTTCCTGTAATTGATCAAGAGTATTTTACCAAAGCACCAGCAGAAAAGGAAGCTAAGTGAAAGTGTTTATTTATCGCATTCCGATATTATTGATGTTTTTTATAACACTTACTCTTTCATTTTTAAAATTAACTGAGAAAATTAGTTGGAGTTGGAATGATGTTTTTCTTCCACTTCAACTTTTTGTTATTTTAGGTATAGTTCTTGCAATTTTATTTGTATGTATAGATAGAATAAAAAATAAATAATAGAACAGGTTTCAAAGATGGCGCAGGGAGGTCTGAATGGACTAATGGATCTGCACCCCCACCATTCAGGCCGCGCCCCACTACATCATTTTTTCAGGAGCAAATAATGTTGGGAATTCCAACGACAAGAATAGAATTATTCTTTAGACCGGATCAAGATTGTCTTTTAGCTCTTGAGCCTGATGGAACGTTTCATGAATTTGATGTTAAAATGTTGAGAGAAGCAAAGGAATTATTTTCACGTTATCATGAAGCACATTTTCATGAAGAAGATAATTTGGATGAATTTCATGAGTTTTGTGGAAGAATGCAGGAGGAAAGTCCAGAAGTTTTGGGTGTTATGTCTCCATATCTAAATTAAAGGATGTAGATGGTAAATTTTTTTGAATCAATAAAGAATAATTTTGTAAAAAGAGTTAGAGATGATGAAGAGTTAGAACGAAATAAAAAATATGAAGTAAGATGGGTTTGGTATCATACAATTTTAGCACTAGAATTGTTAACAACTAATGTTTTATTAATATGGATATTGATTAAAATATATGACTTACACACTTAGTATCCTGAAGGATCTAAATGATTGAAAAATTGGCTCATAATCATGAATATGTTTTTGAGATTTTATATCATTTCAATTGTGGAAATAAAAAATGTGGAAAGTGGTGGAGTTATGCAAAAACTCCTAATAATAAAGATGAAGTATACAAACAGAAAGTAGAAGCTATGTATTGTCCGCATTGTGGAATAAAAGGCTCTCTAAAAATAAAGGAAAAATTTTTAAAAGATATTTAAGGAATACATGAAAGAAAGGCTATTATTAAGTTTTATTATAATGGCGACATGGATGGTTGTTAGTTGTACAACTACACAAGAGGGGTGTTATGGATTTTGGGAAGATAATTTAAGGGGTTTGAAAAGAGGAACAATTTCATGGAAAAATGCTGACTATAAGAGGCCCTATAGACAATGTGTGGAAAAAGAAGCTCCACATAAAAATACAGAAAGGAAACCTTACGGATGAGAATAGCATTACTAAGTTTTGTAATGTTATTTTTAATCGGTTGTTCAAAGGGAAATAACTGGCCATATCCAATGACTCCTTTTTTTGCAGAATGTGAGTATGAAGGAATAGTTTTTGTGGATAAAGCATATATTAAAAGAAAAAGTGCAGGAGGATGTAAAAATGACGAACCATTTAAATACTATGATAGAGGTGATCCAGTTTTAAATAATTAGGAGATAAAATGTTTAATCAATCAGAAATATTTTTTTGGATTCTCGTGTTAGCTTTTGGAATAATGTTAGCATGGCAATTACGATTGGAAGCATGATTATGAATATCTGGGTAGAATATTTTGTACAGCCTAAAAGCATATTAAATAATCATGCTCAAATGAGAGAAAATCTTAAATTTGTTGAGCCAGAACCAGAATTTATATATAAAAGATTTTGTCAATCAAGAGAAGATGCCTATGCCTTTGCTAAATCAATGGAAAACAGGGGATATTATACTTCTATAAAAACGGATGGTTCACATCTGGTATAAAGAAACAGAACAAAAACAAATTATCAAACTTTCACATGAAAAAGATTTTTATAGTGAAACTGTATTAACGTATAAAACAAAAGATGGTTATACGGGATACATAGTAAAAATTAGATCAAAGAGGGAAAATGAAAAAAAATAAACGTGAAAGACAACGGGAGGCGATTAAAAGACTTGAAAATACCCTTAAAATGCATGAAGCGAATGCAGAATTAACAGTTGCTATTATGAAAGATAAAGAACTTTCTACTGGAGCTAGTGAAAAAGTAGAATCAGTTAGAAAAAAGAAGATTGAGAGGGCTAAAACCACCATTCAGAACACGAAAGCAAGAATGGGTCGTTAAGTTTAAGCCCCGATAGTTTAATGGATAAAACAAGAGACTTCTAATCTTTCGATCTAGGTTCGATTCCTAGTTGGGGTGCCATTTTTAACTATTATAAATATAGAACATACGATTGATTAATTAATTTAATAATGAAATCGTTAACAAACGGAGAATTACATGTTAAAAAAGGGTTATGCTTTTTTGATGGTAATTGCCGCAACAATACTGATACCCGGAGTTGTAGGAGTACCACTTGGAAAGTCAAGCGCAAATGCATATAGAGTCATTCCACAACTGCCATCAGTTTCAACAATATCAATAGTCAAAACACAACCAACAAATCAACCTAAAATAGATTTAATCGTGCAAAACGAAGAACAAGTTACGTGTTTGGCTAAAAATATTTACTTTGAAGCGGCAACCCAATCGACTGCAGGAAAACTAGCAGTTGCTTTTGTAACAAAAAATAGAGTAGATTCACAACACTTTCCTAGTACTTTTTGTGATGTAATATATGAAGGGCTTCATTGGGCTTCAGGACATCCAAAAAGAGATCGATGCCAATTTTCATGGTATTGTGATGGAATGGGTGATGATCCAAGAGAAGGAAGTGGATGGAGAAACTCGCAATCGATAGCTAAATGGTTTTATGATCATAAAGATAGACTTATGGATATAACAGATGGCGCAACGCATTATCATGCTAATTGGATGCTAAAATTTCCTAAGTGGTCGAGTAAATATAAAAAAAATGTAACAATTGATGATCATATATTTTATAAACGGAGTTATAAATTTTAGAAAGTGAATTATGATAGATAATGCAGATGTGAAAATACCTCAGCATGAAGAAGGAAATCTTGCGGAGAATTCTTTAGGAGGAACAGAACTTCTTTCAATGGAATTATTCCGCAGATTACCTAAGGAATATAAAGACAAATTTCAATTTGTGATTTCAAGAGTTCATTCTATAGAAGAAAATAAACGTAGACTTTTTTGGATTCATGATCTTGCACAAGATCCCGCATACGATATTCTTAAAACTCAACTTGATCTTTTTAATAAATTGATTTTTGTTAGTCATTGGCAACAACAACAATTTAATACATTATTACAAATTCCATATGATCGTGGAACAGTTATTAAAAATGCTATAGATCCTATTCCAAAACATGAAGAAACTGAAACAAAGGATCTTCAATTAATATATGCTTCAACACCTCAGCGGGGTCTTGATGTTCTTGTGAATTCTTTAAATTTAATAGATAGAAGTGATTTTCATTTACATGTTTTTTCTAGCTATAAATTATATGGTTGGGAAAAAAATGATGAGCCATATAAGCCTTTATTTGAAATGTGTGAAAAAGATCCAAGAGTAACTTATTATGGTGCAGTTCCTTATGATGAATTAAGGGAACATTGGAAAAATATGCATATATTAGCATATCCATCTACTTGGTTAGAAACTTCATGTAGAGTAGCTATGGAAGCAATGTCGGCCCGTTGTGCTATTGTTGCTTCTAATTATGGTGCTTTACCTGAAACATGTGGCGAATTTGCTTATATGTACGATTATACAGAGGATAAAAATAAGCATGTTGAAAGATTTGCTGATACTCTTGAAGATGTTATGGATTCATATTGGACAAAAGATGTTCAAAAAAATCTTGACAATGCATTAGAATATTCACATACTCATTATAGTTGGGATAAACGTATCAATCAATGGATTGATTTTCTTGATAACCTATCATATGAACTTGATTATGCCGAAGAAGAAGTTAAAAAAAATATCACGATTAACAAGAAAGCCTAAACAAATTATTGGTTCGGGAAGAACCTTTGATGAACAGAAGATGGGTTCTGAACCGATCTTTGATGAAAATTCTACTCCAACTGATATCATGCATGGTTTGAATTGGTATAGTCATTTTCATGAAGCAGATCAATCTAAAAAATGGATGCTGGAATACATGAAACATTCTGGATATGATAAAGAAGATATTCAGAAAGTAAGATCCTTTCCATGGGGAAAAGGTGGACTTCTTGTTGATGGACCAAACGTTATTCATTTGAAGGGAGGGGGTTTTCTTGCTAGAATGATTATGAGAGGATATGAACATTTTCCTAAAGAGTATGTAGATAAAATTAGTTACCTTATTGACTACAGTAAGAAAAGAGGCGAACTTGTTTCAAAAGAAAAATCTGCAGAAAAAGAAATTAACGGAAATGATAAGCCATCTATACAAGATCATATAAAAGAACAAGTCTCTTTATATGCTTCTGAAATAGAAGAATCTATAGATGATTTTTTTGATAATGACTATAAGCCAACTATAAGCGTATATGATTGGTTGGTTAGTAATAATGTAAAAGGATTGATTGCTAAAAAGATAGCAAAAGAATTTGAACCTTATATAGAAGAAATAAGATTAATTCCGACAGATGAAGATTTAGCAGAAGCATTTGCTCATATGAAGAAGAAGCAACTTGCTAGTTATGAGAATTATATACAATCAATTATTGATGATTGCGAAAGATATTCTGCCAATTCTAATAAACAGAGAAGTCCACGAAAGAAAAAACCGGTTTCAGTTTCGAAACAAATTGCTAAATTAAATTACAAAAAACAAGATAACGAATATAAAATAGCATCTATCAATCCATCTGAGATTGTTGGTGCTGATCGATTGTATATATTTAATTCAAAGTATCGTAAACTTGGTGTGTATCAAGCAGAAGGTCATGCAGGACTATCAGTAAAAGGAAGCACTCTTCGAGGATTTGATGCATCACTTTCTAAATGTAAAAAAGTAAGAAAGCCAGAAGAAGTATTATCAAAAATGCTTTCTGGCGGTAAAATTGCTATTAAAAGACAATATGAATCTATTAATTCTAAAGAAAAGGATTTAACGGGTCGTATTAATAATGAAACTATACTGCTTAAAGTTGTAAAATGATATTACTTGATTATTCACAAATCGTTATTGCAAATGTAATGATGAATAAGAAATCAATGTCTGAAGATTTTGTTAGACATGCGATTTTAAATACTATAAGAATGTATCATCATAAATTTAGTGATGAATATGGTGATCTGGTTGTTTGTTGTGATGCAACAAATAATTGGCGAAAAGAAGTATTTAAATATTATAAAGCTCAAAGAAAAACAGCAAGAGATAAATCTGATTTCGATTGGTCTGAATTATTCAGATTATTACACATGGTGCGAGAAGAAATAGCTGAAAATTTTCCTTATAAGGTTGTATATATAGATAAAGCGGAGGCAGATGATATTATTGCTTCTCTTGTATTGAATAATGATTCAAATGAACCTGTTTTAATATTATCAAGTGATAAAGATTTTATTCAGCTACAAAAATACAAAAATGTTAATCAATATTCTCCTCTTACAAAGAAATTTCTTAATACTGATAATCCAGAAAATTTTTTAAGAGAACATATTCTTAGGGGTGATGTAAGTGATGGTGTTCCTAATTTTTTGTCTAGTGATGATACATTTGTTACTGATAAAAGACAAACGCCATTATCAAAGAAAAAAGTTTCAGTTTGGTCCGAGCTTGAGCCTGATGTATTTTGTCAAGGTGAACAGTTGCGTAACTATCGTAGAAATGAAATGTTAATCGATTTGACAAAGATTCCTGAATGGTTGCAAACTAATATTGTGGTTGAATATGATAGTCAACCTGAAATTGGTAGAACTAAACTTTTTAATTATTTCGTAAAACATAAACTTAAAAATTTAATGGAGCATATAAATGAATTTTAGGAGCAACTATGGCCGCTAAAATGACAAGTGAAATTTTTGCTGTAGCAAATGGATTACAGTCTGATGAGGAACGTGTTAATTATTTACGACAAAATCAAACAAAAGCAGTAAGGGAATTGTTGCGGCATAATTTTAATAAAGATATAAAGTTTTTACTTCCTGAGGGGAGACCAGATTTATCATCGACACCTGATGATATGGATTTTAAACCACAAAACAGTTATCTTCCAAATATTGGACCTATTGATGATGGTGCCACCTTAAATTATGAAGTAAGACGATTATATTTGTTTATTGAGGGGGGACATCCAACGTTAACCAACGTAAAGCGTGAAACTTTGTGGATCGAATTGGTTAATTCCTTATCCCCATCTGAAGCTGATGATCTTTGGCATATGAAGGAAAAAGAACTTCAAAAAAAATATGACAAAATCACTCATCACGTGGCTTATAACTCTTTTCCGGAGTATCTTCAACAACCCGAACCCGAACCTACTAGGGATAATCAGGGCCGTTTTACAAGCACCAAAAAATCTAAAGCGAAAAAGAAAGCAAAAAAATGAAAGTATTGATGGCATGTGCTGGCATGAATACAGAGTTAAGGCCCTTTACGGATATGATGCCAAAGTGTTTATTGCCAGTGAAGGCGAAACCGATACTGTTTCACAATCTTGAATGGTTAAAAAAATTCGATATTAGTGAAGTAGTTATTACAACAAGTTATTATCATAATCAAATTGAATTAGCATTAAATAAATTTCAATTTGAAAATTTTAATGAAACTAATTTTAGTATTAATATTCATAAGCAAAAAGGTAGTGTTGGAACTGCACAATCTTTAAATCAATTAAGTTATAAATTTGATGAAGAAGTTTTTTTATTTTTGCATGGTGGTAATTTATATGATTTTGATATAGAAAACTATTATAAAATCCACAAAAATAATGGGAAACCCATTTCTATCTTATCTCATATGTCTATGGGAGATAGTAAATATAAAACTTTTATTAAATATAAAAACGGCTCTGATAAAATAGAAAAGATTTCGGTTAGACCTGATTATAAAATGACTAAAGAACTTTTAGCAACATCAGGAGCGTGTTATTTAAGTCCAGCGATTTTTGATAAATTTGAAAAGAAAGATAGACATTTGTTTGATGATATCATTCCAAAACAATTAGATGATATTAATGTAATAGTAGATAATACTTCAGTTCGATTTATTAATACCCCAAGAGAATATTTGTCAATCGCAGAATCAAAAGGTATGGCTGGTATTCATAAAATGTAGAAGGATTATTATGCCAATATATGACTATAAATGTACAAAATGTGAAAAAGTCTTTGAAAAAGAATTAAAAATAGCTGACAGAAAGATTCCAACAGAATCAACATGTGTGGAACAAATTCTATATAATGAGAATCCTACTGATCATGGCTTTGAGACTTGTGGTGGTGAAATAACACAATTAGTTTCTGCTCCGGGATTTGCTTATGATAATATTGGACCAAAGAAACCAGATGCGGCCTTTAATGATAAGCTAAGAGAAATAAAGAAAGCTCATAAGTATAGTACCGTACCCATAATTGAATAGAATAATGTTTATACATGAAAATGTTCTTGGAGATTTAGAACTAAAAACTTCAAATGAAAACGGAAAAAGATGTTATGTAACTCCTGATGGTGAAAAATATCCTTCTGTTACTACTGTACTTTCAGATTATAAAAAAGAAGGTATAATCAAATGGAGAAAACGTGTTGGCGAAAAACAAGCCAATAAAATTTCCACTCAAGCATCCCGCCGCGGTACAAAAGTTCATAAACTTTGTGAAGATTATTTGAATAATGAATTGTCATTTGACGATTATACTCCTGACAATGTTGTTATGTTTAAAAGTATTCAATCTATTTTGGATGAAATAGAGTTGGTTTATGGCCAAGAACGTACATTATTTTCAAATCATTTAAGAGTGGGGGGAAGAGTTGACTGTGTTGGTGTATTTCGTGGAAAAAAACACATAATTGATTTTAAAACTTCAAGCAAACCCAAGAAAGAAGAATGGATTGATAATTATTTTATGCAGGGTTCAGCATATTCTGTTATGTGGGAAGAAATGACTGGTGTATCTATACCTTATATCGCAATAATTATTGCTGTAGCAGATGAAGTGCCACAGATTTTTATTGAGCATAGAGATAATTGGATTGATAAGTTTATAGAAATCAGAAATAATTATGATAACAGTTAATTTAGATACAATTATTCTCAATCCTGAATTATTATTTCAAGCATATGATTTAAAATTTGAAAAAGATTCTATACTTCTTTATGATCTACCAGAAGGATCTAGACTTTTTCCATTAGATTCTTCTTCTTATGATGATGATGAGGATTTTACATATTCTTTATTTTCTAAAGTACATAAAATTTTATATAAGCATGAATATGATGTTTGGTTTTTGTGTTCAGATTTAAATATAAAAGAAAGATATTCAAAATGGTGTAAACAAATAGGAGTTAAAGAAAAATGTAAGGTATTATGTTTTCCTTTTACTGTAAGAGGTCTTGGAATAGATTTTATTTACTCAAAACTGCTCCCCTCTTACCTTCAAGAACATCTTGATGAATTAAAAAAAAATAAAAAAACAAAAAATTTTTGTCAATTAATATGTTCTCCTGCCACACCAAGATTAGCAACGGTTGACCGTTACTACACACATAAGAATTATGAGTATTCTTATGTTCCTCAATTTCATCACCACGGTGGTCACATAAAACATTGGAATGTGCCTTCTTGGTTTTCTTTGGGGGACTGTAATGGACAATTACCAAATATCGAAGAAAATATATTTAAAAATGGCTTTGATGCAAAAAAAGATTTTAAACTACTTAATGAATTAGAATCGGCCAAGAGTTACATTAATGAACAACATGCAGGTGTCAATTCAGAAAAGATGATTATCGATAACATCGAAGTAAATAAACTTATTTTTAATACCTTTCCTCCGGTGGAAAGTTTTAACTCCTGTTGTGATGTAGTATTAGAAACTTATTTGGCGGGGCCCACTTATTTTACTGAGAAAACATGGAAGCAATTTTTATATGAAAAACCTTTTATTTCTATAGGTGTAAAAGGTAGTAATCATAGTTTATTAAATTTAGGATTTGAATTATATGATGAGATTTTTGATTACAGTTTTGATTTGGAAGAAAATCCTCTAATAAGGTTAAAGGGTTTTTGGTCACAAATAGAAAAATATTTAGATTGGGAAGTATCAGCATTTAAAGAAAAACTTGAAATAATTGAACATAAACTAATACATAATAGAAAAACGTATATTGATTGGATAACACGTATAGATAAAACTATTGATAATTATACCAATTCGGATTTGAATAATTTTTATCATCTATTTAATCATGTTTATCTTTCTGAAGAACGTTCTTATAAGGAACATTTAAGTGAAAGCGATTTTAATGTTATAAAAAATATTTGTTTAGGATTTGATTAATGAGTACGGTTGTATATCCGAATTATGATTTTACAATAAGCAGTTATTGCAATGCCGCGTGTCCTTCTTGTAAAAGATATGAAAGTAATAACAATCCAATTGATAGTCCTAACGAACCTCTACATCCAGGATTAAATCAAATTCATATGGATTTTGATATGTTTAAATTTATTATTGAAAGAGATATTGATTTATTTATAAACAAAAGTGTAACATATGAGGGTGAATTGGGAGACCCCATGGTTCATCCACACATAAAATCTTTTATTGACCTTGGTGCGGGAATTTTTAAATCGTTAAGAGTAGTCACTAACGGTGGTATAAGAACTTCAAAATTTTTTAGAGATTTAGGAGATACGTATAAGAATTTGGAAATCATGTTTTCTATAGATGGACTACATGATGATTTAAATGGATTATATAGAAGAAAGGTGAACACTCAAAAAGCAATTGACAATATGATTGCATTTTCGGATAGTAGGTTTGGATCAAGAAGAGATCCTTCAATGGTGTCTTGGCAATATATTATTTTCGAACATAATTGGTTTGAAGTACCAGAAGTTTTAGATTTTGCAAAATTATATAATATACCTATTGTTATAAAAATAAATACTCGACCTAAATTTAGAATTAAAGAGAGACTAATACCTAGTGTTATTAACCAATATGAAAAAAATAAATTTGAATTAAGTAACCTTGTTTTGGGGAATTGATGACAACTGGTGAGTGTATATTTAATTTTGAAATCACATCATACTGTAATGCTGATTGTCCTAGTTGTTTTAGAACACTTTACAAAGAAAGTCTACCATCTACCAGACATTTAAAAATTGAAGATTTTGAATTTTTAATATTACACAATATAAAATTTTTTAAAAATAATCAACATGAAAACTTGCTTGCAAAATTTTGTGGTGAAGTAGGTGATCCTTTATTACATCCCAATATTGAACAATTAATCGGTATAGCCGAAACTGTATTTGATAACGTTGAGATTTATACGAATGGTGGTCTTAGAAATCCAAAATGGATAAAAAATATACTCACTCGATATAAAAAAACTAGGTTTGTGTTTGGTATTGATGGATTAACGGATGTAACAAATCAAATATATAGAGTTAATGTAAGAACTGATATTGCATTAAAAAATATGGTTGAATCTGCAAAACATAGAATAACTAGATGGGATTATACTATATTTAATCATAATTATCATGAATTACCCGATGTGATAAAGTTTTCAAGAAAAAATTTCTTGAAATTATTGTGTAGATTTAATGGTCGAGAATTTAATAAACTTGATGATGAAAATATATTTATTTGTGAAGAATCGCTTAAAAAAAATAATATATCTTATTACGTATGCAAATAAAATGTGATTTTTATAATTATAGAGCCCATCAGTGGCATCAATATGAAATAGATTTAGATTTAAATGTGTATCCATGTTGTCATTATTATACAGAGTATATGGAATTTGGAAAAATTAATGAACGTATTAGTCATATAGATAATAATCTTAAAACTAATTCTTTAAATCATATTTTTTCAGAATATGATAAAGTATTAAATGAAAAAATTTGGAAGAACGAAAAGACATGTCCGCCCCTTTGTATGAAAGTTTGCCAGAAAAAATAAATAACAACAAACATAATTTGCCTGAAAAGTTTAAAGATTTGGTTTATTGTATAGGATGGCATCAGAGAAATACTTGGGAAGAAGTTGAAATAGCATCGGATTTTTCTGTATATCCCTGTTGTGCTTTACATGCACAGAAACAATTAAATAAAACCTTTCAAGATAAAAAATTAGATAATTTGGATAAAGACTGGAATAATTTGAAGAAATATAAATTAAAAGATATTTTAAAAATATGGAGAGAACACATTAAGCCCGAATTTTGGAAAAAAGAAGAAACCTTACCTGAATGTTGCGGAAGTTTATGCAGACTAAAAGAATAATAATTTTTGGAGATAGTTTTGCAGATCCTAAAGATAGGCAATATGAAAATAAACAAGTAACAGCCTGGTATGAGCATTTAAATCATGATTATGAAATAACAAACCATGCATTGGCTGGAACAGGTCCTCATTGGTCATTTAAAGAATATTATAATTTTATTTCTAGTGATGAGAAAAAAGAAGATTATATTTGTATTTTTTTTTTAAGCGGAGAGGACAGAATTCATTTTCCCCATGCAAATCCTGCAACAATTACACATATTAATTGGGATTTTGATGAAAAAGAAAGTTGGTGGGCTGAAAACGAAGACTTGAAGAAAGAGAAAATATATTATGAATCATTCAAATCTGAAATAGATTTTTTCTTTTTGACAATGCATGATGACTTGAAATGGTCTAATTTTAAAAATTTAGGATTTCTTTACATGAATTCTTTATTATTAAATATGAAAACGATAGTGTTTTGTACTTATGGTATTAAAGTATTAAGTAGAATGGGTTCTTTTTTAGATATTGTAAAACTTAACGCTCCAAATTTTTATATACATCCTGTTGAATTAGGACATATTTCTCATGAAGAATGTATTGATGCTGAAGTTGGAGGTTATGATTTTGTGGATCTTAGAAGAAATCATTTTTCACAAGAAAATCATACAATTTTATATGAGAATATAAAAAAATTCATTAAAAATGATTATAATCCTATTCCTTTTGTTAAAAATATAGGTTATTCTTATAATTTTGGAAAAAAACGTGATACAAAAACAGGAAAATTTATTTACGAATGATTGAAACAATAGAATATAATACTATGATTGAAACAATAGAATATAATACTAAAAAATATAATTTTGTTAAAATTTTTCAAGAATATTTTGAAGAAGATTTAACTAAATTACATAAAAAGATTCATTTTGAACGTGAGTTTTCTGATATGACTGGAGGAACTGAAGAGTTTGAGGTGGTTTCGAAGACATATACGAATGTTATTAAGACTTCTAGTTTCAATAATCTATGGATTGAATTTATTAAAGAAGTTATTAAGCCATATTTTGATAATAAAGCTATCTATATTCAAAAACTTCCTTCCTTTAGAATATTTCCTGCATTTCATTCTGTAAAGTATGTTGAAGAGACTACTGACGGTTATAATAAGCATTTAGATGATCAACCCCCATATTATCATCCTAAATTCGAAAGTAATTTTTGGATACCGTTGACAGAATGTAATTATTTAAATGATTTTTATTATTGGGATGAACATGATTTGTGTCGAAGAGGAGAGGTGCGTATGAATGAATTGTTGATTTTTAGTAATGATGTGGTACATGGAAATAGTGTATATAATAAATCTTCACAAACTAGATGTTCTTTAGATTTTAAGGGTTTAGCAGTAGAAGATTATGATGAAACAATGTTAAGTGATAAAATAATTTTAAAGAGGGGTGAAGAATTTAAACAAAGAGACTGGTATAGTACAAAACATTATTATATGGAGATGTAGTGATAATTGATACGCATAATGATTGGGATTCTCTTGAAGAAATAATTGTAGGCCGTGCGGATTTTGCACATATTCCGCCACTGGATCCTTCAATGAAAAATTTCATGTATGCTCATTTGACAGATGAAGAAATACTTAAACATGTTGGACCATACAGTCAGAATATTCTTGAAGAAGCAAATGAGGATCTTGATATTTTATCTGAAGTATTAGAGGATTGCGGAGTAGTGGTTCATAGACCAGAGATAATACATCATCATCAACGAATTCAATCTCCAAACTGGAGAACTACTGGTTGGCATAATTATTGTCCCAGAGACATTTTTTTAATTTTGGGAAATAATATTGTTGAAGTACCTAGTGTGATGAGAAGCAGAATGTTTGAAACTCTGTCTTATAATAAAATCTTACATGAAGCATTTGAAGATGGAGTAAATTGGTTTTCTGCACCAAAACAAATTATTCAAGATACCAGTTTTGATTTTTCAGATTTATCAAAACCAACATTGATGAATAATGAGATTCTTTTTGATGCACCAAATGTAATAAGAATTAATAATGATTTGATTTTTCAAATAAGCAATAGTGGAAATGAAAAAGGATCTGAGTGGTTACAAAGGATGTTTCTTGATTATAATATTCATATTGAATATGATGCATATTCAGGCGCACATTTTGATAGCACAGTAATTCCTTTAAGAGAGGGGCTTGTATTATTAAATGGATTAAGATGTAATCAAGATAATTATCCTAAATTTTTTAAGAACTGGGAAAAAATATTTTTTACTGATATAGTTACAACTGATGCTGAAGATTCTGGAATATCAAGCGATTCAATTGGATTAAATTTATTAAGCATTAATCCTAATTTAGTTATTGTTGATGAAAATCAAAAATCATTAATAAAAATTTTAGAACAACATAAAGTAGAAAGTATACCATTGTCTATGAGACATGCTAGAACATTAGGTGGAGGATTTCATTGTGTTACACTTGATTTGAGAAGAAAATGCAACGAATAGGATTTCTTGAACTTTCTCATATTTTTACAAATCAAATAAAATTACCATATTCTACTGGGTGTATTTGGAGTCATTGTAAAACAGATGAAGAAATTACAAATAATTATGATTTTGATGTTCATGATTGGCATTATATACTTGATGGGGATTTTAATATTTCATCCACAGCTAGAAAACTTGCTGAGTGTGACATAATAGGAGTTTCTTATTTTGTATGGAATACTCATACGAGTGATAAAGTATGTAATGAAGTTAAAAGACTTAATTCTGATTGTAAAATAATATATGGAGGATTGGGCACACCTAAGTATGGTAGATGTCAAGAATTTTTGAATGATCGACCATATATTGATGCTGTTGTACACAATGAAGGAGAATTAGTTTTTGCAAACCTATTAAAGAATGATGACTGGTCTACAGTTAACGGAATTACAACTCATTCTTTTCAAACTCCCCTTGCAAATAGAATAAAAAATATTTCTGAAATGCCTAGTCCATATCTTGATGGGCTCTTTGATAATTTAGTTGCTACTAAAGATCATGATTATGAATGGGAAAGTTTAATTGAACTTGAACGAGGATGTCCATATACTTGTACTTTTTGTGAAGTTGGAGATAGACATTGGACTAAAGTTATTAAACAAGATTATGATAAGATGGTTAAAGAAATAAATTGGGTTTCAGATCATAAAATTGATTATCTACATTTAATCGACAATAATTTTGGAATGTATAAAGAACATAAAATTATATCAGATTTATTGATTGATAAATTAGAAACAAAAGGTTATCCAAATGCATTAAATATTACTTGGGCTAAACATAAAAAACCTTATCTTTTTGATATTGCCGAAGATTTGTGGAAAGTAGGATTAAATAAAAGTGTAACTCTTGCCTTACAGTCCACTAATTCTTCTACTCTTAAAGCAGTTGAACGAGCAAATGAAAATACAAATTTGGAACAGGTTATAGCTTATTTAAAAAAGAAAGGAATGCCTGCGTATATTGAGACTATTTTAGGATTACCAGAAGAGACTTTAAGTAGTTTTAAAGAAGGATTATATAGATTGATTGATGATATAGGATATCATAATTATATTGGAATTTATACTATGGTAGCGTTACCAAATACACCATTTGGTGATCCCGAATATTTAAAAAAATATGGAGTAAAGATAGTTAAAACTGCACCTTGTTTTTTTCATCATGAACACCCTCCAGAAAAACTTATGGAAGATACTAATGATGTTGTTATTGGTTCAAATGTTATGTCTTATGAAGATTATTTAAAAGCATGTGGTTGGAAATGGTATATGATATCTGTTCATTTTCTAGGTTGGTTAAGAATTCTTACAATTGATTTAAAGAAAAAACATAATATTACTCATAGACAATTTTATGATGACTTCTTTAATTGGTTTATGCAAAATCCTTCTACTTTATTATACAAAGAATATCATGAAACAATGAAATTATTAGATAATGTATTTAAAAATAAAATACCTTGGGGAAGAAAAGTAAAAGATGCTTCTGATATTTACTGGGAATATGAAGAAGCAACAGGTATTCATATTGCAAAAAACAAAAAAAAATTTTATAATGAAATCGGTGATTTTTTAGAGAATACATATAATAGTAGATATCCTAAATTAGTAAAAAAACAAGCAAATAAAATGCTCGATCCGTTTCTTGTATATGATGGAAATTTAGAAAAATATGCAAGAGAATGTTTGTGGTGGGGCAGAAGAGCAGAGAGATTTTTTGTATGAAATACTATGAAAATTTTTTAAAAGATAATCTGGATCTTTTGTTACAAAGTGAGTTAAAGACTATTAAAGATTGGAATAGTTTTAATCGTAATAATAGTCATATGCTAGAATATTATGATGGAAGTAGATTTATTAATAGAATAAGACAATATTTACATTCAAAAGAATGTATTGAATGGGTTGAAAATGAATTAGGTGTTGAGGGTTTGGTTGTTGATGTTCAAGGCACGGGTGAAGGAATATCATTAATGAAACAAGATGATATGCTTGATGCACATATAGATTTTAATTGGAATAATAGAATTAAAATGCATCGTGCAGTTAATTTATTAATTTATGTTGGAGAATGTCAAGGAGGAGACTTTTATGCATTAGATCCTGATCAAAATGAAATATTTTGTAAAGAACCCAAACATAATTCTGCAATATTAATAGAACATAGTGAAACTATATCTCATGGAGTAAAACCTGTAATAGAAGGTGAACGATATGCGATTAGACAATTTTATTATAGAGGTTATGCTACTTGTGATAAACCACATCAATCATTATATTGGTATAATCCTGAAAAAAAATGGTATAATCCTGAAAAACAAATGCCAACAAACTCGTAATGTGGAACTACGTAACAACATTTGAAAATACAATTAAAGAAATTGTTGGGGCTCCTTATGGTATTGCTACAGATTGTTGTACTCATGCAATTTTTATTTCTCTTTTATGGCAAAAAGAACAACATGGCTTGAAAAAAGTTGGGCTTCCTAGTCAAACTTATATTAGTGTGCCACAGACATGCAGACATTTAGGATTGAAAATTTATTATTATGATGAGGCTTGGGAAGGATCATATAATATATTTGGATCCATGACAGTTGATTCTGCTTGTCATTTTTCAGAAAAAACATATATTAAAGAAAATTATCATTGTCTGAGTTTTCATCATCGCAAAACTTTATCTACAATACGAGGTGGTATGATTTTGACGGATGACAAAGAGTTTGAAGAATGGGCAAGACTTATGATATATGATGGTCGTGATAAAAATAAAATGATGAAAGATGATAAACCAACTTTGTGTGGATATCATTATTATATGCCGCCTGAAACAGCAATTATGGGTTTAGAAAATTTACGTAAATTAAAAGGAACTAAACATGAACCAATTGCAACTAATAAAAATTATGATGATGTGAGTCACATATGATAAAATGGGGAACAACATTTGGTTCTCATGATGGAGCATTAGCAGTTTTTGTAGATGATGAACTTGTATTTGCTTCTGATGCAGAACGGTGGTCAAGAAAAAAGAATGATTCTATCATTCCAGGTAGATTGATAGAATTTGCAGAGAATAAATGGGGCGTTCCTGAAATAGTATATTTTTATGAAGACTTTGATCTTAAAGAGAAACGAAGAAAATTTGCAGGACAGAAACCCCTTGATGAATTGTTTTTTAAATATCCCATTACATATTGTAATCATCATGAATCTCATGCTCGATATGGATATTACACTTCTCCTTTTATAGATTGTACAGTTTTAGTAATAGACGCCATTGGTGAATGGAATACCATGACTCAATGGAAAGTAAAAGATGGTGATTTTACATTAATTGAAAAATGGGATTATCCTAAATCGCTTGGTTTGTTTTATTCTGCAATGACTCAGGCGGCTGGTTGGAAACCAAATGAAGAAGAATATATTTTAATGGGCGCATCAGCAGTCACACAAAATTACAATATATATGATTATCAATATATTAAATCAATGTGGGATAATAATAAAAACTTTCATCAAGGAATAGATGTAGAAGGTTTGACTGATGAGTTTGAGATAGCCGCCATAGCACAGGACATATATGAAGAAGAATTTCAAAAAATTATAGCTGAAATTGATGATGAAAATCTTGTTTTTGTTGGAGGATGTGCATTGAATGTGTCAGCAAATCGTTTTCTTACAAAATTTAATACATTTATTCCTTGTAATCCAGGTGATGGTGGATCTGCTATTGGGTGTGCTTTAGATCATAAAATAGAAGCAAATCCATATCTTGGTTACGAAATTGCAGGAAAATATCCTGTCACAGAGATTATCAAAGAACTTAAAGAAAATCATATGGTGGGTGTTGCGAAAGGTCGAGCAGAATTTGGACCAAGAGCATTGGGTAATAGATCATTTCTTGCTGATCCATCTATTCTTGACATGAAAGATAGAGTGAACAAAGTTAAAGGTCGTGAAGAATTTAGACCATTTGCGCCAATGATATTGAAAGAAGATGTGGATAATTATTTTGAAGAAGGCATTCCATCACCATTTATGAATACGATTCGTAAAGCAAAGAAAGAAACAAAAGAGAAATATCCAAGTATAATACATCTTGACGGTACATCAAGAGTGCAAGAAGTGACAGAAGAGCCACATAGAACATTGCTTGAAGAATGGAAAAAAGAAACAGATTGTCCAATGTTATTGAATACATCATTGAACATTAAAGGTGAGCCTATTGTGAATACAGAAAAAGATGCTAAAATTTTTGAATTGAAGACGGGTGTAAAGGTATTATGAAAAATGTTTATTTATTTCAAATAAGTTCTTTTTCATATGTTGAGGGAAGAGGAGAATCAAAATATACAGGAGATGCACAATCGATGTATATGCCTTATGCGCTTGGTCTTATATGGTCTTATGCAAAAAATATTGAGAATATTAAAAAAAATTATGTATTAAAAAATTTTGAAATATTTAGAAAAAATATTGATGAAGTTTTAGACTATATGGAATCTCCTGATATTGTAGCATGTAGTAATTATATTTGGAATGATGATTATCATTTAATGTTATTAGAAGAAATTAAAAAAAAGTGGCCAAATTGTATAACAATGATTGGTGGTCCAAGTGTTTCAAAAACAACAGAATGGTATGATGATAAATCTTTTATAGATTTTTCAATTTATGCAGAAGGGGAAATAGTTTTTTCTGATATTTTAATTGAGCATTTAAAGGAAAAACCAAATTATGAAATAATTCCAGGTATGTTTTTTAAAAAAAATGATAAACATATCAATACAGGAAAAGCAAATAGAATAATAGATTTAGATCAAATCCCAAGTCCTTATCTGACAGGTGTTTTTGATGATTTATATGAAGAATATTCTGATACAATAGATTTTCATGCCCCTATAGAGACTAATAGAGGATGTCCTTTTAAATGTACGTATTGTGATTGGGGTGGATTAATTCATCAAAAAATGAAATTTTATGATTTAGAACGAACAAAATCAGAAATAGATTGGATAGTTTCTAAAAAAATACCAGGAATTATTTTGACCGATAGTAATTTAGGAATGTTTGAACGAGATTTGAAAATGATCGATTATGTTGTTGATAGTTCTATTAAAACTGGATATCCAAGATATTTTCATACTGCAGGATATTCTAAAACTCCTATGGGAAAAAATTGGGTATCTTTAATTCAAAAAAAAGTATTAGAGATACCGGAGAGCGGGGCCGGTAAACCCCATATTGCCATACAATCTTTTGATGAAACAGTATTAAAATATTCAAAAAGAAAAAATTTAGATATAGCAAATTCTGATTTATTAGAAAATAATGAATCAGAAATATATTTTTCAGTAGAATTGATTTTTCCTCTTCCTGGTTCAACTTATGAAAGTTTGAAAAATGATTTAGATGTGCTTATGCAAAATAAATTTGCTTTACCTAGACTTTTTCCTACAGTTGTTTTACCTAAAAGTGAATTAAATTCTTCCGAATATAAGAAATTGCATGGTATAAAAACTGTAAAACGTCCATACAATCATGCGATACATGAAAATTTTTCAGAAATAGATAAAGAATATATCTCCTTAATTGAATCTACAAAGTATTGCTCCAAACGAGAAATTGTATATGCTTGGTTATATTTTTGGACTGTGATGAGATTTTGGTGGATGCCTGTAATGGAATATCTTGTAGTTTCTATGAAAAATGTTTATGATGTCGAATATATAATATATTTTGATTCCTTTTTATCTTGGATGAAAAATAGTAATGGGTGGTTAAATAAAAATTTTTATAAACCCCTTTCTAAAATTATTATGACCTCTAATTATTCGTTGATGCCGGATCATAAAACAAATAATAGTTGGGTTGATCTTATTTTGAATAATTTAGATTTTGTTTATGAGGATGTTTCTAAATTCCTTAAAGATACTTATAATTTGGAAAAATATGAAATAGAAAATTTAATTGATATGCAAAAAAATAAATTTAAACATATAGAAATCGCTTCTAATGGTTGGAAAAAGAACAAGCCCGGAGAAAATTTTCTCCATGCTTAAACGACTTTTTACTAATGAGTGCGGGGGTATAAAAAAATGAAGATTTGTATAATTGGTGGAGGACATGCTGGATGGTGGACTGCAGGATATTTTGAAAAACATCTTCCAGATTATGATCTGACAGTTTATGAGAGTGATGATATTCCTATTTTGGGGGTGGGCGAATCTACATTGCCTCAAATAAAACTATGGTTTGATGATTTGGGAATTTCCGAAGAGACTTGGATGCCAGAAGCACAAGCGATAAAAAAATATGGAAATTGGAAATTAGGATGGGATCAAGCAGGATTGGGGGATCCTTTTACTTTATATTTTTGGCAAAATGATGATTATGCTTTTGATCGAATGATGAATAATCCTGCAAATTATGTATATGAACCAGGAAAAGATAGAGTCATTAATAAAAAAATATTTCAAGAGGAATTTTCAAAACCTCAGGGATGGAGAGATTATGCATATCATTTAGATGCAATAAATGCGGCAGATATTGTTAAAAATCATTGTAAAAAAACAAAAACTATAAAAGCAACATTAGAAGAATTACCGTCTGGATATGATTTATATATTGACTGTACTGGATTTGGAAGAAAATTTGTACAAGATAAAACAGAAATGCCTATTAGCAAGTATCATTATGTTGATAGAGCATTAGTGTGTCCTGTAAAGAAAACAGAAAGTGATGGTGCTACTCTTTTAACAAAATCTATTGCAAGACATTATGGATGGCAATTTGAAGTGTGTTTGAAAAATAGAGTAGGTATTGGATATGTTTATAGTTCATCTCATGCTAATGAAGAAATGGCGCGGTTAGAATATGAACATCATATGATTAATGGGCGTGAGAAATTGATGGAGCCTAGACTAATAAAATGGAAACCTTTAGTATATGCAAATCCCTGGAGTAATAATGTTGTTGCGATGGGATCTTCTGCTGGATTTGTTGATCCATTAGAGGCTACTGCACTTTTTATGACACAAACTGGAATTACTACTTTAGTTAAATGTTTAAAAAAGGGAGCAAGTCCCCAGGCATATAATAAATTAATGAGAAAAATCTGGAAAGAAGGTTTAGATTTTCAATTGGCACACTATGCATTGAATAGTCGAGAAGATACCGGATTTTGGAGACATATGCGAGAAATAAAAGATGATTGTTCTAAAATGCTTTGGGAAAATTATCATTCAAAGAGTAATAAATATACTAATTTGTTTCCTTCGGGAATTTGGTGTCAATTGGGAGTTTATTTAGATGATTTTAAATATTATAGGCCCAAAACAACTGACTGAAGAAACTTTATATCAGGTACATAAATTTTGTAAAAGATGTAAAGAATTAAATTATGAAAATAATATTTCTTTATATTCTATGAAATGGTATGAAGCAAAATGGTTTGCACATTATTATGAAAATGATATAATTTCTTTAAGCGGAGTACAACCATTTTTAGATGGTCATAGGGTAATGTTTAGAGGAGCTACTCTACCAGGATATACATCAAAACATTTGAATAAAGAACAGGCATATGCTCAAATGGATTATATTGGTGAATCTATTTTTTATTTTACTCTTAATTGTGATGATAACACAGGAGCTAAGAGTAATAGATTGAGAAAATATGTTAAATCAGGTAAAGGATGGCCAGGTAGTGTTTATATAAAGACTGAGAAACTTTTTGGTGTTGATCAAGAAATTTGGAAAATATGAAAATTACAATATTTACAAGTGGAACAACTGGAAAACAAAAAAGGGTTACTCATGATGAGAATGATTTTTATAAACCAGTACGATTTTTATGTGACAAATGGAAATTAACATCTGATGATGTTATTCTAAATCCCTTTCCTACTTGGACTATAGCAAATTGGGCGTTTTGTATAATTCCTGCTCAAATAGTTGGATGTGAAGTAATAAATGTTAAGATGGATCCTTTTAATTTTTGGGATATAGTAGAAGAAGTGAAACCTACTATTTTGACTTTAGCAATAGGAACTTTTAGAACGTTATATAAACGAAAAAAACCAAACTTAAATTTTATTAGAAATTTTAGTACAGGATCTGCTCCAATTACTGATTCAGATATTCAACAAATGAAATCAACAGGAGCTAAAAATATCTGGAATATTTATGGTTCTACTGAAAGAATACCTCCTGTAATGATGTCTAACAATACTGAATTTAATTTTAAAGATACCCCTTATTATTTGGAATATCATGATTCATTGATAGTTGATGGCTTTGATACAGAAGATAAATTTGAATATAATCGTTGTATTGGTAGATTAATACAGGAAGAAACATGGAAAAGTTAGTTTGCAGTTATCAAACAAATCATATTGCAATAACTCAGCCTGAAGGTAAAATTACACCATGTTGTCATTTTAGTAATAATCCTTATCCACATTGGGATGAAGTAAATTTAAATACAATAAAAAGTTTGAATAATCTTCATTCTTCTTATAGATGGTTTGATTTAAGAGAGACATTAGGAGAAGGAATAAAATATGAAGGGTGTGAGAATTGTTGGATTGCGGAAGAATATGGATACGAGAGTAAAAGACAATATTATAATTTATTAAATACAGGAGATAAATTAGAAGATTTAGAAATTGCATTTGATTTTTCTTGTAATTTTATGTGTAGAAGTTGTAGACCAGGAATAAGTTCTACATGGGATAAAGTTGATGTTTCTATATTAAAAGAGTTTGAAAAAGATCATTATGAGCCTTTAAAAATTGATAATTATAGAGATAAAATTAAAACGATAATTGAAAATACAGACTTAACGAATTTAAAAAGATTATCTGTAGTTGGCGGGGAACCTTTTTTAAGCCCAACGTTTGAATGGTTTTTAAAACGAATACCACAAAAATTGCAAATTAAAATCACGACAAATGGTTCGGTTTTTCCTTCGAAAAATATTTTACACCTTTTAAATAGACATGATGTTTTTTTAGATATAAGTATTGATAGTATAGGAAAGTTAGCAGAAGTGATGCGTTATGGTGCTCCTTGGAAATTGATAGATAAAAATATAAAAAAATTTTTAAATACAGACTTTTTTGTTAAATTTTGTTGTTTGATTAGTATTATGAATATTAATAAATTGGATGAAGTAGTAAAATATGCAAGAAAAAATAATGTTCCTGTGACTCCATATTATTTAAATTGGCCATATCATTTACGATCTAATATTATTCCTTTTGATATGAGAAAAGAATGGAAAATAAATTTACCAAAAAAAGTTAAAAATCTTAAATTTATGGGAGTTGAAAAAGAGTATGATGATGTTAAAGAATTTAATTCTATTATTTTGAATAAAGAACAATCTGAAAATAAATTATTAGAATTTGTTCGATCCACTCATTTATTAGATAGAGTACAAAAAAATAATTTTTCAAAAGTTAATTCAGAGATATGGAATCTTGCACATACCTGTAAAAGAGTAAAGGAGTATTATGATATTTGATGAGTTTACAAAACTTAAAGAGTGTATTGTTGGAACATCTTATAAGTCTTGTGATATCGAAGGTTTAGATAGAGTAGTAGATGAAACAAATGAAGATTTAGAAAAACTGCAATTTATTTTAGAAGACTTTGATGTTAAAGTGCATAGACCAGAACAACCAGATTTTTCATTAGATATTCATCATCCAATAATGCCACGAGATATTTTTGGATTTTATGGTGACAAAATGATCCAAACTTATGGAGCAGTACATTCAAGACAAAATGAATTGGATTATTATAAAGAAATTGAAAAAAGTCATATGTGGGATCATAGTTATGAACTATTAAAAATGTGGAAACCAGATATTACTAAAACAGAACAATATGAATATGTTGAAGATTTTTCTAATAAAGTAAAATTACAAGAAAAATATGAACTTTATAAAGATATGGTTTTATGGGAAACTGCTAATTTTGCTAAATGCGGAGATACGATAATTCATACTCAATCAGCCGATAAGGATTCTCATAGTGGTAAGGGTACTGAAAGGGGATTAGAATGGATGAAATCGATTTTAGATGATTATAAGTTCGTTGAAATACCATATGGTGGACATATAGATGGAAAATTAGCATTATTAAGACCAGGATTATTAATGACAAGAAGAGAATTATTTGTACCCGAAGAATTAAAAAATTGGGATAAAATAATAGTTGAAAATAATGCTAAATTTCCAAAAGAATATTTATCAACAAAGAAACAACATTTTTATACAGATTATGTTATGAAATATTTAAATGAGTGGGTTGGATATTCTGCAGAAACGTGGTTTGATGTAAATTGTCTTTCCATAGATGAAAATACGATTATTACTACAGGAAATGATGTTAGAAATATTAAGAAACTTGAAAAATATGGCATAGATGTTGTGAATTGGAATCATAGACATAGATATTTTTGGGATGGAGGAACTCATTGCTGTACTCAAGATACTGTTAGGATTGGAAAAAAAGAAAATTATTTGGATTAAATATGGAAAATTTGATAGACACCTATAATGATTACAAAGGAGGTAGAAGATATTTTGGAGAATCTAAAGACGGTAAAGAACATGGTTTGGGGTTTTATGAACTAGATTTATGGAAACAAAAATTTGTTGGTGAATTTGTAGATGGTAAAGCACACGGATCGGGTATAAAGATTCAAGGACCAGGTAGAGATTGGGCAAGAACATTTGTTGGTACATATGATCAAAATGAGCATTCTGGAATAGGTATGTATAAATGGGAGAGTGGTGCAAGATATGCTGGTGAATATAGAAATGGTGTAGCTAAAGGCATGGGTGTGTTTTTAACTTGGGATGGATTAAAATATTTTGGTAAAATGGGTAGTGATGATGAAGGTGTCAGAGTAGAGGGATTTGGAGCAAAGGGCCATGATTATTGGATAACTGGAGAAGGACAGTGGTATAATTCTGAAAACGAATTAATAGATATTGTAAAAGAGGGCTATGATATACATGGATTTAAAAGAGTGGACAATAAAGATTATTGGCCAAATGGTCAATATTATGAAGGAGATTTTGATGAAAATGGTTTTTATTCTGGATTTGGTAAAACACATTATTCAAAAACAAGATATTATGAAGGAGAATTTTTAAATAATTGTCACCATGGTATGGGATTAGATTATTATGATGAAAAAAATTGGATAAAAGGAGAATTCAGAGATCATGAAGTTTGCGGTTATGCAGAAGCAAATTTTGAGCATGGTCATTATGTGGGAGGATTTAGACATAATAAATTTCATGGTAATGGTAAATTAACATATAAAGGTAATGTGTATGAAGGAGAATTTGAAAATGTTACTTTGACATCACTTATTGATATTAAAAATCACAATTCGGGAAGAGGTACAAAATTTACACCTCGTTAAATTATGAAAACAATTATTGATACTTATAGTGATATTCGTGGAGGTAGAAGATATTTTGGAGAAAGTGAAAATTCATTGGAAGATGGTGTTGGATTTTATTCTCTCGATTTATGGAAACAAAAATTTGTCGGAGAATTTAAAAATGGTAAAGCAAATGGATTGGGTTTAAAAATACAGGGTCCAGAAAAAGATTGGGAACGAAAAATTGTATGTGATTTTGTAGATAATGCACATGAAGGAATAGGTATGTATGTTTGGCCATCAGGTGCAAAATATTTTGGTCATTTTAAAAATGATATTACTAAAGGACTGGGTATGTTTATAACTTGGGAAGGATTGAAATATATTGGTAATATGAGTCTTGATGACGAGTCAGTAGGAGTAAAAAATATAGGCATAAAGGGAGATGATTTTTGGATTAGGGGTGATGGAATTTGGTATGATCAACATGAAAATATAATTGATATTGAAAAACTGGGTTATGATAAGCATGGTTATAAACGAGAAGGTTCTATAGAGTATTGGCCAGATGGAACTTTTTATGAGGGACAGTTTGATAATAATGATATGTATTCGGGTTTTGGTAGATTGACATTTAGTAAAACAAGATATTATGAAGGAGAATTTCGAAATGGACACTTTAATGGAAAAGGTATTTTTTATCATGGAAATGAATATATCAGAGGACAATTTAAAGATAGTGAAGCATGTGGTTCTGGAGAAGGATTATTTGATCATGGATCTTATGAAGGAGAATTTAAAGTAAATAAATTTCATGGTAGGGGAAAGTTAACATACAAAGGAAGTGTATATGATGGAGAATTTTATAATATTGATATAAATTCAGGAGGAGGAAGGGATACAGGATTCAAAGAATGTTAGATTTAAAAACTAATTATTGTTATGATCGAATACTTAAATTTGATTTAAAAACACTTTATTCAAAAATTAATTTAGGAAAACTTCCTGATAAAAATTTTATATATGATTGTTTATCAAATTATTTAAATATATCAACTGATAATATTGAAATTGGATCAGGCACTATTGATATACTTGAAAGATTATTAAGTTTATTCAAAAATAAAACAGTTACAAGTATTGGTCCATATTGGACTGGTATAAAATGGTCTTGTTTTAAAAATGATTTAAAATTTGACGAACATGATGGTGATATTGCATATATTTCATACCCCAATTCAAGAGATGGATTATTAAGAGAAATAAAATTTGATAATTATGAATTTGTTATAATTGATGAAGCATATGGTGATTATTGTAATGAAAGTTATTTAAAACAAGAATTGAAAAATGTTATTGTGACTAAAACATTTTCAAAATCATTGTCTATGCCAGGTATTCGATTTGCATATTGTGTTGGAGAATCATCAATAATTCAAAAAATAAAGAAGGTTTCTCATAAATATTCCATCAATAGTGCAGTTCAATCAATATTACCAGATGCATTTGATTTAATACATCCTCATGTTACACGAATGCTTGAAACTAAAAAAGTTTTAGAAAAAGAATATGACTGCCTTCCTTCATATGCAAATTTTGTAAAACCTTTGATCAAACCTAATTATAATGTTGATGTTCAAAAAATAGAAAATTTTTATAGATTTACTTTGGTAGATAAGGATACTTTAAATGATCTTTTCATTAACTCATAAATATGTTTTTATTAGAAATCCTGCATGTGCTAATAGATCAATTTCAAAAGCGTTAGATCCCTTTTCTATTGAATACGAAAAGAAGGGGTTTGGATTTAAACATTGTACTTATATGAAACAGAAATCGTCTGACATTTTTAATGTGTCTGAGATTTTTGGTGATGATTTTTTCGTTTTTACTGGTGTTAGAAATCCATGGGAAAGGGCTTATAATTTATTTGAAGGACAACGAATAATGAATGTCGTGGAAAGAGAATTCACGAATCTTTTAGATAGAAGTGTAACAGATTGGAATGCAAAAAATAAAACAATCAATGATAATTTAAAGAATTTAACAGATGATGCATTATTAATGTTGAATCAAAAAGATTATAGAGTTGGTGTTGATTTTGTTTATCGATTTGAAAATCTAGAAGAAGACTTTAAATATATTTGTGATAAATTAAAGTTACCTAAATTACGACTTCCATCAAAAGAAGAAAGTTATCCTGAGGTTGACTTTGAAGACGATACATATAGACAACATTTTAATGAGAAATCAAAAAAAATTATTGAAGAAATTAATAAGGACGATATAATAGAATTTGGATATGAATTCTGATTTAACATATATTGAAATAAATTCTACTGAATTATGTGACAGAACTTGTTTTTTTTGTCCTAGGGGATCAGAATATCCAAATCTTAATTTAAATTTGTCTTTAAATGATGCTGAAATAATTAAAAAGAGATTAATAGAATTTGAATTTGATGGTTGGTTGAGTCTTTGTGGACAAGGGGAACCCACATTAAATAAAAATTTTAATAATTTTTTAAATATTTTAGCAGATAATAAAAAATATAAATTAAGATTAACAACTAATGGCCATAAATTTGAAAAACATGATATAGAAGTATTAAATAAATTAGATCGTTTGGTTGTATCAGTTTATGAAAGTGAAAATTATTTGTTTTTTGAAAAAATGACAAACAAGTTATCAATACCCAAAATTGAATTACGAAAACAATATTTAAATGAAGAAAAATTTAATAATTGTGGAGGATTTTTTAATACGGAAAGTGCAAATCGTCCATGTCATTTGCCATCTCATAGAATGTATATTGATTGGAATTTAGATATTAGATTATGTTGTCATGATTGGAAAGAAAAGACGGTTATGGGAAATATAAAAGATAATACAATTTATGAAGTTTGGAATAATAAAAAATTTAAAAAATATAGAAAACATTTAATGATTGGGGAAAGAGATAAATTAACTCCTTGTAAAAATTGTAATGTTTATGGTATAGGAGATATTTATGCACAGTCCATTTAAAATTTTTATAGGTTATGATAAAGATAAAAAAGAGTGTTATCATGTTTGTCGTTTTTCATTGTTGCAAAGAACCGCTGATGTTGAAATTATACAAATAGGAAATTCAATTTTATCTGAAGATATTTGGTATCGTAAGAAAAATAATTTAGAAACTACAGAGTTTTCTATTTGTAGATTTTTAACACCTTTTTTATCTGAATATAAAGGAATATCAATTTTTATGGATGATGATTTTTTGTGGAGATGTGATATAAAAGAGTTATTAGAATATTATGATCCTTCTAAAGCGGTTATGGTATGTCAACATGATTATGTTCCAAAATATACAACTAAATGGATGAATAATAAACAGACAGTTTATGAGAAAAAGAATTGGAGCAGTTTGATGATGTTCAACAATGAACATCCAGATTGTAAGCAATTAAGTGTGAAAAATGTAAATGAACAAACAGGTCTTTGGTTACATCAGTTTAAATGGACAGATAATATCGGTTCAATACCCCTTTCTTATAACTTTTTAGTTGGAGAATATGAAAAACATACGAATATAAATGCTTTTCATTTTACTTATGGGTGTCCTATATTTGATGATAGTAAAGATCAAGATTTTGTAGAAGAATGGTTAGATGATTACAGTAATTACAAAAGTAATTTATCCGAATAAGGAATTTTTAGATAAAGACGATTTTAAATCTTTTATGGTGCAACATTTTGTACCTGAATCTGATAGTCTTAGAAAATATAATTTTAAATTAATGGATAAGTATGGTCATTGTTTTTTTAATTTGATATTCGAAAAACCTAATATTGGAATTTTATATCATCGTTATCATACACAAAAAGAATATGAAGGCAGTATTGAATTAAGAAAACAACAAAAAAAATTATTAAATGATCATGGAATAGAGTATGAATATAAATTAAAAGAATCTCTTTCTATAATGAATGAAAAAGACTATGAAGATTTGCATAAAAAAAATCTTCAACCAACTAATATAAAAATAGAGGTCGATTTATTTTTACTAGAAATTGAGCAATATAAAAATGATTTTAAACAATGGGGTGATAAGTTTCACGAATTTGGAAGATTCGGATTACCATTAGTCAATACGAATGGTATGCTTGATAATAAATTAGAACCTTCTTGTTGGCCCTTAGATAGATGGAATTTTGTCAATTTAGGATACAAAGATACGCCTGAAGATTTTACGAAATTTTACACTGGTCCTTTTAATATGAATACTATGGTGAACGAAACAGATTTTATAACGAGAACAGAAGTTATGGATCTATCTTCATTAAAAGTTTTAGAGTCTATTGAAAAATATATGATACGATCTTGTATTTTAAAATTTAATACTTTAGGACATTTTAAGCCGCATATAGATACGTGGAATGATAAGTCTCCTTGGCTAAGACTATGGGGTACTACTCATCCCGAATCGGTTAAATTACGATATAAATCTGATGATGGGGAGAAATTAGTTTGGAACGATATTAAAAAAGAATATGAAAGTTATATTCCCGAGAAGAATATAGAAGCAGGTAGATTATATTTGCATGATAGTTCAATATGGCATGATGCAATGTCATTTGAAGATAATACATATCAATTTTTTATTGCTTTGGATATAGATGCAAGACATAGCAAAGAGATTAACTGATCATAGACGAAAATATAAACCTATTATTGATAAAGCACAAACATTTATTAATAATGGGTTACCGATTGATGATCAAATACTAAGTGATTATGAAGACTCTCAAATGAAGGTTGCTGTAATTTATGCAGACTTGATTTCTTATAATAAATCGAAATCAAATGATAGATTGAAGAAGGATTTGTATGATCTGTTTATGACGTTAGAACCAAAGTTTGGTTGTGGTGAAAATCCTGATAGAGAAAGATATATTGCTGAACAATTATCAAATGCAATTGAAAGATACTATAAATGATAGGTTGTGTATGTTCTGGTGGTGCTGATAGCAGTATTCTACTATATCAATTGACTAGAACAATAAAAAATATTAAAGTTTTTACTTTTACACTAGAAAATAATCGTCCTTACAACATGATTAAGACTAAGGATATTATTGATTTTTGTAAAAAAGAAAACAAGTGTATTATTGAACAGACAAATGTGAAGGTACCTGCAGATAAAACAATTAAGGAGTTTATTATTGAAAATTCTTTATTGTTTGAATCTATAGAAATATTGTTTTCTGGTCATACTGAGAATCCACCGTTAGATGAAGTTGGTGGTTCTACTGAAACTAATCGAAATCCAGGAGTATATAAAGATATTTTAGAAACATTGGGTAACCTTCAAGCTATACATCCATTTTATAATATCAACAAGAAAGATATAGTGAATAAATATAAACATTTTGGTGTTTATGAAACTTTGTGGCCCTTAACATGGAGTTGTGAAGGATCACAAGAAATAACTAATAATTTCACAAAACCTTGTAATGAATGTTGGTGGTGTAAAGAAAGAGCATGGAGTGAAACCTGATATAAACAATACTCTTTGTAATTTTCCTTTTGCTCAAATAGCATTGAAAGAATGGGATGCAACTTCTGGAATTGTTACTGCTTCCCCTTGTTGTAATAGTATTAGACCTTCTAATAATTTTGACCCTCTAAATTTAAGAAACAAACTTCACAATAAAAATATTGATGAAATTTTTTATTCAAAAGAAATGAATGAATTGAGAGATAGTATGTTGAATGGTGAAAAACATTCTGCGTGTGATGTATGTTGGTCTAGGGAAGACAATGAAAATCCAGATAGTTTTCGATTAAGAAGTGATATGAATTTTGATGTGGATTTTAATAATCCTAAAATACAAAAAGTTGACATAACATTCGGTGAAGATTGTAATTTAAGATGTAGAATGTGTACTCCTAAATTGAGCAACAAATTAAGAACAGATTATAAATTTTTTCATGAAAATAATTTAGATGTGTCTGGTGTTGATTTTTTTGATTTTAAAGATGAAGATTTTTTAAAAAAGGATAGCGAAAAGAAAATATATTATTGGAAAACAAATGAACAATGGAATAGTATTTTAGAGAAATTGAATGAATTAAAATCGGTGATGGCATCAGGGGGTGAACCTCTATTATCTAAACAATTTTTAGAAATATTAGATAAATCACCTTCTAGTGTGCATATAGATTTTCATTCAAATTGTACATTGTTTTCAAAAAACATAATTGAAAAATTGTCCAGATTTGATAAGATAACATTAAGAGCAAGTATAGATAGTGTTTATGAAAATTATGAATATATTAGATATCCGATGAAATGGAAAATCTTAGAAAAAAATATTACAAGAGTTAAAGAATTAAAAAATGTAAAAATAGATATAAATTGTGTATTATCTGTTTTAAACTGTTTTGATTTATATAAATTGTTTAATTATTTTGATGATAATGATATAAGTATTTTTGTAGACCTTTTAGTACCAGAAGATAAGTTTATAAGTGTAAAATTTCTTTCAAAAGAATTAAAAGAAAAATTAATTTATGAATATTCATCTTATAATTCAGATCGTATTAATTTAAATGATGCTATAAATTTTTTAAAAAAATATATTGATTTGGAAAGCAATGATGTTAATAATAAAAATATGTTGAGAGAAATATTGCTATTTGATAAATCTAGAAATCAAAATTATAAAAATTATCTTTCAAAAAACCTAACAACTTTTTTGAATTATGACTAATATACAATATAATAAATTTAAAAATTCAAGAATAGGGTTTTCGGAAGAAAATTTTGGACTATCTCAAATAGAAATTGTATTTTCTGATTTATGTAATAGAATATGTGATTTTTGTCCTAGAAGCGTGGATTATCCTAATCTTAATGATAATATGTCTGTGAACGATGCTGAATTAATCAAAGAACGATTAATAGAATTTAATTATAACGGTGCAATAGCAGTAAGTGGAAAAGGCGAACCGTTATTGAATAAGAATGCGGTTGATTGTATTTCTAGATTAAAACAATGGAAACCTTTTTTAATCACAAATGGCGATCCCTTGTTGAAAGATGATACTTTAGT